TTTGCTGAGAGCGCAACAGCGTTTAATACAAACGGAATAGGGCGGATTGATTGCATCTCATGCAAAGTCACAGAGGAGAGAAATGGTCTCTATGAGCTTGAGATTGAGGTGGCTGAGGGTGCAAATCATGTCTCAGAGATACAGATGAGCTCAATCATTGTGGCTCAGCCAGCTCAGGGCAAGAGCAATCAGCCATTCAGAGTTTACAAGATGACAAAGCCAATCAATGGCAGATTCAAAGTTTATGCACAACACATCTCATATCAGCTGTCATTTATTCCGGTCATGCCCTTTTCAATACTTGCAAGCTCCTCAGCATGTGATCAGACATTACAAGGACTTAAAACAAATGCAGCAGAGCCCTGTCCGTTTTCATTCTGGACAAATGTCAGCACAGTTGCAAGCTATCAGCAGACAGCGCCAGCATCACTCAGGAGCAGACTTGGAGGAGTTGCTGGCTCAGTTCTTGATAAATTTGGAGGAGAGTTTGAGTGGGATGGGTACACAGTCAAATTGTGGAGAAACAGAGGCATCACCACTCCACAAGTCTCCCTCCGGTATGGAAAAAACATCACAGACCTCAAACAGGAGGAAAATATTGAGAACACAGTGACAGGCATTGTCCCATATTGGCAATCACCGAATGGTGACATCACAGTGACTTTGCCGGAAAAAGTAGTTGAGAGCTCTTATGCATCAAGATATCCATTCAAGAGGACAATTCCCTATGATTTCTCACTGGATTTTGATGATCCACCAACCCAGGCACAGCTCAGGGCAAGAGCACAGACCTATGTCAATCAGAGTGGGCTTGGAGTCCCAAAGGTATCAATCCAGCTCTCATTTATCAATCTGAGTGACACTGAGGATTATAAGGACATTGCAGCGCTCCAGGTTGTCAACCTCTGTGATTATGTCGGAGTATATTTTGAAAAATTGAACATCTCAACCTCAGCAGAGGTTGTCAAAACTGTTTGGAATTGTCTCTCAGAGAGATATGACTCCATAGAGATTGGAGCCCTCAGAGGGACTCTTGCAAGCACTGTGTCAGGGAATGCATCAGCAATCACCAATGTGGCAAATAACACAAAGAATATGTTTGCGCAGTATAACCAGACAGTCAATGAGTTTATTGATAATGCCACATCTTGGCTCACAGGATCAGATGGATTTGTCATGGCTGTCAAAAACACAGATGGCTCATGGAAAGAGCTTTTATTTATGGACACAGCTGATGCTGAGACAGCTCACAATGTCCTCAGGATCAATGAGAATGGAATTGGATTTAGCTCAACAGGAGTTGCCGGGCCTTATACACAGGCATGGACTCTTGATGGCAGACTTGTCATTGGTGGCACCAATGTCCCAAGTCTCACAGTTTATGACAATGCCACACCTCCAAATATCATATTTCAGACCTCAAGGAGTGGCACAATATGGAACAGCCAAAACTCCAGCATGTCAGCAAATGGTGTCTTGAGAGCGGTTGGTGCGGTTCTCACAAATGCTGAGATCATATCAACAACCACAACAGGAGCTGGTGTTGATGTCAATGCAAATAACGGAAAAATCATTTTTAAATGGCAAGGGACAGACATTGCAACCATTGTTGCAAAGCATACATCTGGCACATATCTGGATATTGAATCAGAGGGAGATATTGATATATCAGCAGATGATGATTTGTACCTTTACGGGAGCAACATTTGGTGGAATGGTATACGCTATGACAGAGAGCTTTCCGTTATGAGCTTTGATACAAATAATTATTACACAGAATGGAATTATGAAAATGTTGTCACAAATTTAAGCATTGACTTTGATGCTGGTTATGCGTCATGGAATCACACTAATGTTTTTGCTCGTGATTGGGAGTATCAAATATTAAATTATGATAACAAGGAAGTATTAACTAGACAGTAACCATAAAAGGGAGATTAAAAATGAATCAGTTTCCAACAAAGAGAGTGAGACAAAGTCTTTTTACAGGACTCAAGTATGAACATGTTTACACACCAGAGGAGCAAAAAGAATATTACACAAGGGTGGCAGATGGTGAAAATGCTGCAAAAGTTATTGCTGAAATTGACAAGAGGCTGACTGAGAATGATTGGGTTCTTATTACAGAAGATTGAGCAAGGAGGAGAGGCATGCAGACACAAAATTTGCAGATTATTCCAAGAGGGATCAAGCCAATCATCAAGGCATCACAGTTTGATGTTGGCAGAGAATTTCAACTCAAATTATATGATGGAGCTGTGGCATATACTCCACCAACAGGGACAACTCTGAGACTTGATGGAGTCAAGCCTGATGGGACTGTTTTCAGTTACACTGAGAATTTGTCTTTAAGTGGCAGCACAATCACTGTGACAACCACAACTCAAATGACCATCCTGGAGGGCACAGTGATGTGTGAGATCAGGATGACAAAGGACAATGAGGACATTGGCACCATTAATTTTGACCTCATGGTTGAAAAGAGTCCAATAAATGAGACAACAGACCTCTCTCAAACTGAAATCCCGGCTTTGGTTACTCTTGCCAGAATGCAGATGGAAAATGCAGAGGCATGGGCAGTGGGCACAAAGGATGGAGAGCCTGTCTCTCCAGATGATCCTCAATATGAAAATAGTGCCAAATATTGGGCTCAGCAAGTCGGTGGACAGACTCAGGATGCAGAGGCATGGGCAGTGGGCACTAAAGATGGTGTGCCTGTCACATCAGATGATCCTCAATACCACAACAATGCAAAATATTATAGTGAGGGAGTACAAGCTCAGGCACAGGCAGCAGCAGCATCCGCAACAAATGCAGCATCAAGTGCAACAGCAGCCGGAAATGCAGCAGACAGAGCAGAGGCAGCAGTTGTCCTGGAGCCATATATTGGAGCCAATGGCAATTGGTTTGTGTATGATTTTTCAATAAATGCATATGTGGACACAGGGGTTGAGGCAACAGGAGCCACAGGAAATGGCATTGTATCTGTTGCTAAGACAGGAACCTCAGGACTTGTTGACACATATACAATCACATATACAGATGGCACAACATCCACATTCACAGTCACAAATGGTGAGGATGGAGCTCCTGGAGCAACCGGAAATGGTATTGTCTCAATCACAAAGACCAGCACCTCAGGACTTGTTGACACATACACAATCCTCTATACAAATGGCACTACAAGCACATTCACAGTCACAAATGGACAGAATGGTACCGGAGCTGGAGATATGTTGTCAACTGACTATGATCCTACACAGGCAGTATTTAATGCCGGAGGCATTGTGGCTTATGTGGCATCTCAGATCAGTGGTCTCTCAACAAGTCTGAGCGGACTCACAGATGTTGCATTGACATCCCTGGCAGCCGGACAGTCTCTTGTTTATGATGCCACAGCACAAAAGTGGATCAATGGCTCTGTATCATATAACAACTTGGCAGACAAGCCAGCACTCAAACCTATTGCAACATCAGGAAATGCATCAGATGTCGATTATACAAATACGACATCAGGATTGACTGCAACAAATGCCCAGGATGCCATTGATGAGGTTGCTGCGCAAAATCAGACTTTAACGAACAATCTGTCTGATGAAGTTGAAACAAGAGCCACGCTTGGAGCACATCAGCTTTTAGATGTTAATGATAATAGTAAACAAACAAATGTGGCAATTGCTAATAATGGGATAGTATCAACTAACACAGACACAAGAGCCGCAAATATTTGGGTCAAGTGTTACAAAGAAAATACTGCTGTTGGAGATATATTGATTTCAGAAGACCTTACAGTTGGAAAATTCAAACGAACTTTTACCATTCCAAGCAATTATGATTTTGATACTCTTTGGATTGGTCACAATGGAGCAACAAGGGACTTAAAGGCTGGGATTGCTTTTAACAAAACAGGTTCGTTTAAATTTATCTGTAATGTCACAGGAGCAGACACTTCTGTTTCTGGTGGGTATGCGTTAGAGAACATCTTAATATGTATTGCTACAGATAATGATGAAACATGGCAGCCTTATGCTATGACTAATAGGGAATTGACGGAAGAAAAATTGAGTATATCCGAATTAAAAACCATTGCTTCAAGTGCGGCTGATTTTGCGGCATTTAAGACCGCAATCGCAAATTTGTAATAACCAAAACAATCCTTAATAGACGAAATCCGAGAAAAAGAGAAGTACCATGCTTCATGTATCAAGGAAAACAACAGATTCGTCATTATGGGGCTTGAGATTGCTTTAGACATTATTAAGAGGAATGAAAATGACAGAACCGATAACGATTAACTTGCTTTTTCAACTTGGTGGAATTATCGCTACTATTTGG